GCCATTACTGGTGTAACAGTTGAAAATGGAATTGCAAAACTTGGTTCAAATACTCGGCCACCTTATGTTGCAGTGATTCTGAAAGCTAAAGGGGCACAAGGTGATGATATTTATATTGGATTGACTAAAGGTAAGTTTGGTTATCCAGATTTAGACCTTAAAACTGGCGATGATAAAGGTGTAGAACTTTCAACAGATTCTATTACTGGTGAGTTTATTGCACGTTCAGATACATTTGTTTATGCAAAAGGTCGTACAAGTGACCAAAATTTTCAATTTGATACGTTCAAACAATTCATTTTTAAAGGTTATGTTGAACAACCTGAAGGTTAAAGAAATTTGAGCTAGGTGCTGTACACTTAGTGCCTAGCTTTATTACATAAAACCTTACGTTAATATCAAATCTAAAATCAATGTAAAAGGAGTATCAATAAAGTATGTTAAAAATTCAATTGAGAAACCCAAAAACAGGTCAAATTGAAACTTTTACAGAAACCTTTGTAAGTGCTAAAGCGTTGCGTAAAGTAATTGAGTTTGGAATGAAAGTGGAAAAAGGTGAAATGAACGAACTTGAGCAATTAGATGAATTAGTTGCTATTGTAGCTGGTTTGTTCAGAGATGAAAGAGTAAATTTTGACAGCATTCTTGAAGGTATTGAAGCTAACAAAATTGGTGAAGTGTTAAATGGAATCATTACACAAGTGATGGGTGGAGAAGCTAAAAAAAAGGAACAGATAGAGAAGAAATAACGTTTGAAGAAAGCTATAACAACTTAAAAAAAGTATATCGTGACCTTATGCAAGAATCGGGTTGGAAATTGAAAGATATAGACGATATGGACATTAACTACTTTTTAGAGTTAATGGATGAAAAGAGTTCTAAGAAACTAGACGATATCGAGGGCTTCTATAAGAGGATCTAAGAGATAGGATTTTACCTATCTCTTTTTTATTGTCATCAAGCCTTAGCCTTTCTACACATGGGGAAGGCTGCAAGGCTTTACCCCCATGACTTTAAGAAAGAAAGGTGTTGAAAGCTATGGCAACTGGGCGCCCATTAGGGAATATGGTCATAAACCTTTCCTTAAACAGCACTTCTTTTACAAATACCTTAGATGAAATTAAAAGAGAAATTCGCCAAGCACAGACTGCAATGAAAGCTAATTTAGCAGTGGTTTCACAATCCGGCGATGAATATGAAACATTATCAGCCAAAGTGAATGGTTTAAATCAAGTCATGTCTGCTAACCAAAGGCAAATTGAAGCACTGCAAAAGAAATATAAAGAAGCAGTCAGCGTATATGGCGAAGCATCTAAGGAAGCACGAAACTATGCTATTCAAATCAATAATGCTGTTGCTAGACAAGCTGCTTGGGAACGTCAGTTACAACAAACTAAAGAAAGATTAGCTGAATTAAACAAGAGTAGTCGCCCATTTGCTGATGTGTTAAATGAAATAAAATCTAAGTTTTCTGGGTTAAAGGATCAAGCAGAATCCTTTGCAAAAGAAGCCACAGTTAAGATTGGTGCTGTTACAGCAGGAATAAGCACAATGAGTGCTACTATGGCACCTGCAATAATTGGTGTCGGTGGTCTTGGGGCGGCATTTACATCAGCTGGAGTAGGTGTTATTGGTTTTGGTAAAGTGGCCACATCAGCATTGAAAGATGTGTTTGATGCTTCAGATCAATTGACACAAGCACAAGAAAAATTAAATCAAGCGACAAATCCAGAAGAACGAAAGAAAGCATTAGAAGAAATCAATGCTGTTTATGCAGGTTTAGACTCAAATCAACAAAAGGCATTGAAATCACTACAATCATTCAAATCATTCTGGGGCGACTTTACGAAAAGCTTTGAAAAACCTGTTTTTAATGTCTTTATTCAAGGTTTGAATCTTGCTAAGAACGTATTAAACATGCTAAAGCCTACTATTCAAGGTTCTGCAAAGGCAATAGAGGGGTTAATGAATGGTTTAAATAATGCTTTGCAAAGTTCTCAAGCTAAACAATTCTTTAATTGGTTGGCTCAAACAGCGCCCCAAGCTATAACTACATTCGGTCGGATTTTTGGCAATGTGTTTGGCGGTGTAATGAACCTATTTATGGCATTTACCCCATTAGCCTCTAATGTACAAACTGGGTTAGTCAACTTAACCCAAAAATTCCAAAATTGGACAGCCAGTGTTGCAAAATCAGCAGGTTTTAAACAATTTATTGAATATGCAAAAGCCAATGCACCTATTTTATTCAACATTTTGAAGAATGTAGGAATTATAGTTGTAAACGTGATTAAGATATTGACCCCTGTTTTTGCGCAAATTGGCCACTATGTTCTTGTTGCTGTTAATAGTGTAACAGGTTTTGTAGCTTCTTTAGTGTCATCTAAAGAAAAAATGAACTCTTTCAAACAAAAGGCAGTGGAAGTATTCCAGAGTGTTAAAAACTTTGTTCAACCTGTCATTAGTGCAGTAGCCAATTTTGTAGGCAGCAAAATCAAACAAATTAAAAAATTCTGGGATACTGATGGCGAACAATTTAAGCATGCCTTAGTCAATGCCTTCAACATGATTAGAAGTGTTATTGCGTTCGTCATGCCATTCATCTTAATTATCGTGAAATCGGTATGGGGCAACATTAAAGGCGTCATAAACGGAAGCCTAAACGTCATCATGGGTGCAGTTAGAATTTTCACAGGTCTTTTTACTGGTAACTGGCACAAGATGTGGGAAGGTATTAAACAGCTATTTAAAGGTGCATTCCAAGTAATCTGGAACTGGATGCAGTTAATGTGGATCGGCAGAATGCTTAAAGGTGCATTATCCTTTATTGGATTGTTTAAGAACGCATTCAAAGGCTTATGGAATGCATTAAAATCTATCTTTTCAGCACCTATTAAATGGATTGTTAATTTGGTGAAAAATTCCTTTAGTGGAATGCATAAAACATCCATATCAATCTTCAATGCACTGAAAAATTCAGTCAAAGTAATCTGGAACGCCATCAAAGACCACACTGTTGATCCTATTAAATCAGCATTTAAAACGATTACTAGCACATTATCAAACCTAAGAACAAAAGCATTGGACATTTTCAACAACTTAAAAGACGGTGCAGGTAATATTTGGAACAAAATGATTGAAACGTTCAAGAGCCTTCCTTCAAAAATGGCAGATGCACTGAAAAAAGGTGCTAAATCTATCGGAAATGCTATGAAAAGTGTTTCTAAAGTGATGCTGGAAGGGATTGCAAAAGGTGTTAATGGTGTAATTGATGGTATCGACTGGATTTTAGACAAAGTACACGCACCTAAGAAAGTGAGAATACCAGAATGGCACATTCCTCAATATGCTAAAGGTACAGATAACCATCCTGGTGGCTTAGCTGTTGTATCTGATGGTAAAGGTAAAAATAAACAAGAGTTAATTGTTCTTCCAAACGGACAAGCCTTCCTTTCACCGAAGGAAGAAACAATTATGAATCTTCCTAAGGGAACAAGCGTTTTAAACGGTGACGCAACAGCAGAATTGCTAAGCGTTTTGCCGAAATACGCTTCTGGTACAGGTTGGCTTCAATCTGCATGGGATACCGTAAAAGATGTTGCTTCTGACGTTGGATCAAAAGTTAAAGATCTTGCTATTAATATTTATGATTACATCACAGATCCGCAAAAATTGCTTGAAAAAGTAATTAGCAAAACAGCAAATTTAGATGGTGTTTTAGAACCAACATTATCTCTCACAAAAAGCGCTATTAAGATAATGATAAAAGGTGCAAAAGACTGGATCGAAGATAAAATTATTGGAGATATTCAGCCATCTGGAAATGCCACAGAAGATGTAAAACGTTGGGTAGCTGCAGGTATGAAAATCGCCGGAATTTCAGGTTCCAACTGGTTCAATGGTTTGGTTACCATTGCCATGCATGAAAGTGGTGGTAACCCTAAGGCCATCAACCTCTGGGACATAAACGCCAAACTCGGTCATCCTTCTGCTGGTTTGATGCAAATGATCGAACCGACTTTCAGAAGATATGCTAAAAAAGGCTACACTGATTGGATGAACCCAATCCATCAAGTTGTTGCTGACATCTTCTATATCAAAGATAGATATGGAAGTATTGAAAATGTTCCGGGTATCCGCGCTTTAAGAAGTGGTGGAAGATATGTCGGTTATGCCAACGGTGGATTTGTAACCAATGAACAAATAGCAAGAATAGCAGAAGGGAATAAACCAGAGGTAATTATTCCTTTAACCAAACGTACTAGAGCATTACAATTACTTGCCAAAACACAACAAGTTCTCGGTATTCCAAATGGAAGTACGGTTCAAATCAATAACGATAATTCAGATTTAATTGCGCGACAAGATCAGTTAATTGAATTGTTACAACAACAAAACGCGATTCTATTGAAATTATTAGCGAAAGATCAAGGAATTCAACAATTACAATTAGATATTCCATTTAACATTGACGGTCGACAAATTGCTCGCGCAACTGCCAAATATAACAAAGAAGAATTAGATAGATTAAATAGACTTGATGCTCGATATGGAGGTGTAATAACTACATGATATTGAGTTACGGGGGTGTTCAACCCCCTTCTTTTTTTAGAGTTCAAAAAGTAACTTTTTCAGCTTTACCTCCATCAAACGTAAAAACTTTAGACATTCCAGCTAGGGATGGAACTTATTATCAAGGAAAAACATATGGTCCACGAACAATTACAGTGGATTTTTTCATTGAAACACCAAATCCAGATAGTGTTATGTATTATGCTGAAGAGCTTGCGAGATGGCTTGATCAAGATGGTCCTGCACCATTAATTTTTACTGACAAACCAGATAGAACGTATTATGCGATCGTAAAAGACAATACTGATATTGAGCAAGCTGTAGAAGTTGGATCTGGCTCAATTCAATTTTTCTGCCCAGATCCAGTAGCATATGGCCAAGAAAAAACCGTATCTATAACTCCAAATACTGCAACTTCCCTCATAAATAATGGAACTGCAAAAGCATTTCCTCGATTTGATATTACTTTTAATAAGTCTAGTAGCTTCTTAAGTGTTATATCTCCTGATGGTATCGTTTTACTTGGAAATCCTTCTACCCCTGAAAAAGAGACAATTCCTAAAACTGAAAATGTTTTAGTAGATCATATGTCGGATACATCTGTATGGGTAGCTGGCGCCGCGGTTGAAGGCGATACTGTTCAAGGTTCATTCTCTTCTGATGGTTATAAATTTTATGTTTCTAACTTTGGCGATACTGTGAGTAAGAAATGGTATGGTCCAGCATTACGCCGAGATTTACCAGAAGAAGTACAAGATTTTTATGTGGAATTGCAGTTTAGATTATCCTGCGGAAAAGTAAATGAAATGGGTAAGATTGAACTGTATTTATACGATATTAACGGTGGTTGTATAGGGAAATTAACCTTCCAAGATAACACATCGGGAGTGAATCATGCCGAACCTATTCTAAGAGCAGGAACCCCAGATGGAAAAACCTTATTACAAACACATGACCAAGCTCCAAAACCAAAAATTGTATATCAAAAAGTAAATGGTAAAACCGTTAAAAAAACTGTTCTTCCGCAAAACGTTGGGATTTATAACGACTTTACTGGTTATTTCTATATATCCAGAAAGGGTGTTAACTGGGAAGCCCAAATCGGTCGTATTGATAATGGAAAAAGAAACACTCGCATGACCGGAAAATATACAGATACTAGAGGTTTATTACCTTTAAATAGATTAGCTTATGTAGTTATTCATATGGCAAAATTCGATTTAAACCCTACTCCATCAAAAGCCTTCTTCATTGAAGAGCTAATCGTGCAAAAGCTTAATGATGGCGGAACTGTTTATAATGAAGATATTTTTCAGCCCGGTGATAATGTAACGGTAGATATGAGTGACTGTTCCGTAGTAATAAATGGAAATCCAACTTTTGAAAATCTGGATCCAGCAAGTGAATTCTTCGGGATCGATGGAGGAATAGAAACAGAAGTATTAGTTCAAAGTGAAGATGACACAGCCACAATCACAGCTACATATCAAGAAAGGTGGTTGTAGATGATCTATATATTAGATAAAGAAGAGGACATCGTTGGGGTACTTTCAAATGAAAGCCCCAATGCATGTCCTTATTTTGATGATTTACTGAAAGAGAGTTTAGAAGATTTTCGTCTGACATATGAGTTTAAAGTTCCATCTAATCATGATACAGCTGAGCTGATTGAAGAAGGTGGCTATTTTATCCGTAAAGGATTAGATGGAGAACTCCTTATGTTCCGAATCAAGATTGTTGAAGAAGATCACTCCGATACGAATTATAAATATGTATATGGAGAAAGTGCAGGTCTTGAATTGCTTTATACAACCGTTCGGCCAACTAATCAAACAGCTCTTAGTGCTGAAAGAGCAATGTCTTATATATTGGCCGAATCTCGATGGACTGTCGGAACAGTTGAAGTTCCCGGAACAACCAATCTTCAATATGATGATTATGCAACTGCCTTACAACGATTGTTAGATTTAGCAACAACATTTTCTGGTGAATTGCGTTTTCGGGTGGAAATAGATGGTGGAAAAGTTTCTGGTAGATATGTAGATCTTTTAGAACGTCGAGGTTCTGATACAGGAAAACAATTTACTTATACGAAAGATATTAAAAGCATTAAAAGAACGGTAGATACAACCAATATCGTTACTGCTTTGATTGGTGTCGGCAAAGGTGATGATAATGGAAATTATGTTACCTTTACCGATGTCTCATGGTCAAAGGATAAAGGAGATCCAGTCGATAAACCTCCAGGTCAAGACTGGATTGGTGATGATGACGCAGTTGCCCAATGGGGTGTTGGAGGTCGTCATCTGTTCGGCGTCTATCAGTGTGATAGTGAAAACGCAATCGATTTAATTAATAAAACTTGGGAACAGTTAAAAACTCAATCGCAACCGAATATCACATATGAATTGGATGTTGCTCTTCTGGAATTTTTAGCTGGTTACGAATTTGAAAGAGTTCGTCTTGGTGATACAGTTGTAGTATATGATAGAACATTTTCCCCTGTTATTTTAGTAAATGCTAGGGTTCAATCCTTAGAAATTAGCTTTACCAATCCCGAAAACAATAAAGCCACTCTTTCAAACTTCACCCCCGCAAAAACAAATATCACTTCTCAACTCTTAGCTCTTCAATCTAAATTAAATAAAAAAGAAGCTGTTTGGGATAGCGCCAAAACCATTGCAAATTCAGCACAACAAATAGCTCAACAAGCACAAGAAACGGCAAATAACGCAAATCAAGTTGCTTCTACTGCTCAAGAAACGGCTTCAAATGCTCAAACTGCTGCTAATAATGCTCAACAATCTGCAGATGCAGCACAACAAACGGCTGAAAATGCTCAACAAACAGCCGAAAACGCCGAAAATATGGCCAATAATGCACTGGAAACTGCAAATACTGCCCTTACATCTGCAAATGGTAAAAATACGAATTATTATGGCCCAGATCAGCCAGAAAATCCAGTTTCAGGGGATCTTTGGTTCAAAGATAATGATGATGGAACCATCACAATTTACCAATATGATGGCACTCAATGGGTTCAATTTATTGATCATGATACTTCTCAATCCTTAAATGAATTAAGACAATCAGCTGATAATGCCGTAAGCACAGCAAATGCTGCTAATAGCGCAGCCCAAGATGCTTTAAATCAAGCTCAATCTGCTTTTAATACTGCTCAAGACGCCTCAACTAAAGCTGATGATGCAACAAATCAACTCTCCACAATAACTCAAACAATTGAAGGATTGCAAAGTACGGTTGCAAATAAGGCTGATCAATCAACTGTAACACAACTTGCAAATGTAGTAGACACGAAAATTAGCCAAGCCGATGCAGATGCTAAATATGCGACTCAATCCCAACTTACTCAAACAGCAAACAGCTTAACAAGCACAATTACTAGCATTCAACAAGATCTGGATAGTTACCAATCTCAAATTACTCAACTTTCTAATGATATTAATTTAAGGGTTCAAAAGAATGATGTTATCAATCAAATCAACCTTTCGACTGAAGGCATACTAATTGACGGGAAAAAAGTTCATATTACTGGTCAAACGACAATTGATAACGCAGTAATCAAAGATGCAATGATTCAAAGTGTTAGCGCCGATAAACTCACAGCCGGAACAATAGATGCGGGTGTTATCACTGTTAAAAACTTAACTGCCAGCTCTATTAAATCTTTAAATGGCCTCAATATAAACAATCAATTTATCGTTGACTCGAATGGAAATGTTACCTTTAAAGGAAATTTGTCAGGAGCCACAGGAACATTTAGTGGAAATATCTCGACTTCTGCTGATGCTAACGTTGGAAACAATGTAAATCTTGGTGGTTTAACAGATTACTCACAGAAAAA